CACTTTCCAAGGCTTTATCCAATATACCTTCCTGTTGAAGTTGCAATAGATTTATAATAACGAATGACATTGGACGATCATGCCGTCCGCTGTTTACTTCTCGATCCCTTTTAACATACCATCCTGCCACAGTTTTATAGTCAGTCCCTCTGGGTTTCCATGGTTTTTCAGTGGATAGATTGATGACCAATTTTAACTCATCGTATATTTGAAGTAACATAAAAACTGTTGTTGCTGAAATTTGATAGTTATCACCAGTTGAAAATATGGTTGAATATCTGATAGATTCAGCAATTAATTTCATTTGTTTTAAATCAATTGTGTCAACGAATCCGGTTGATTCTCTAATTGATAGGTAGTGTTCAATATCAAAGAACTCCGGAATCGCTACAAATTCGATAACAGTCGTAACTCTAACTCCATCATCATATGACATAGATCGATCCTCTTTTTTAAAATCCAGCTGGGCAGATGAACGGCGACTTTTTAAGTAATTTTCTATACTGTTTGAATGGGACAGCTTTTCGCCAAATATTTTCGATAGTATTTTTCTTATCAATTTGGACTCCCGAACTGGCACTCGCAAAACTGCAAGGCATCATCTTCATTGATGGGCTTATATATACTGACATTCTTGCACCTTCACAAGTATCAAGGGTTAACATTTGTTTGGATGATAACTTTACTCTTCTAACCATATGATTCACTAAGCAGCTATCCACTCCAATTTTAAATTTGAGTTTTTTAGGTTTTAATATTAACTCAGAAATTCTTCCAATATCAAATTTGCTCGGAGTCATGCCACTTTGATTTGCTCCCTCACCTTGAGGTTTAAATAATAAAAATACCACAGCGTTCAGTTTGTCAATATTAACCGAACTTACGTTTTGAAACGTCCATGGGTTATGGCCATATAAAATTTTTATGGTTTTTTCGATTGTTGCTTTTGATAAGACAATGTGAATGTTGGTTTTGATCCCGGCATTTATAAATCTGTCAATAGCGTTGTATGTAAAATCAGACCCATAATCACTTACGGCTACGGCGCCACACAACTTTGATGTTTCGATATGTTCGTCGGTTAATCCGATTCCGCTAGTTGTGTAATTTGGAACGACATTGTTGGATCTTGAATACTCGACTATTTCTTTGAAATTTTCATGCAGATTTGGATCTCCTCTGCCTCCCAATGCGACTTGATTTGTGTGATGTTTTACCTGGTCGATTATCAATTTGAAATCTTCCAGTTTCATATTGCTTTCCGATTGATGTCCTTGATAACAAAACTTGCACTTGTTTTCACAATGACCCATAACTCCAACATCACACATGAGAGGGAGATCAGTTGCGAATGGGTCGAGGTTCCCATTACATCCTCTGAGAACCTCGACTCCAGTATCCGAGTTAAAATAGACTTCATAAGAATCATTTATAAAATGCTTATCATAAGCTATTCTAACTGCCGTGCCTGTTTCAATATCACTTAAGATCGCTATTGTCTTTTTGGTCATCATCCGCCTCTGCCATACAATCGGTGAAAACACCGAATTTATGAGCAGCTCGCACTCCGAAAAACGCGATAACTCCGAGTCCCAGGATTGCCTTACTCAAAAGCAATCCAACGATGATTGCTCCGCCGGTTGCAATAGGTTTTACAGTTTCGGGAACCTCATCCCATTTCTCATTTGCTGATACTGCGGTTTTACACATTAAATTGACAAAATCCATAGATCAATACTCCTTTCATTCAATAGTTCGAAATGTTGGTTGGCCCTCAGTTGGGCCTTTGTTTGGGATTTGTAATGATGGTATATCTTCTTCGATGGGTTTGTTTACCGATTCAATTCTTTCTTCTTTCGGTTTTTTCTGAGTGACTATAATAGTTTCATCCTCATTTTCTTTTTTAGCTCCCTCAACCTTTTGTTTATCATAATCTTCTTTGACCTTAGTGAGAGCCTCTTTTGCATCTTTAATCATTTTCTTCGCGTCTTCTTTGACAGTTTCTATAGTCTGCTTAGTTGATTCACTTATAGCAGGTTCGTCCGTCTTTTTAACATCAACGTCTTTTTTATCATCGTCGTCGAAAAAAATATTGTATGCAACAATACACATAAAAATAATACCACCAATTCCAATCCCACCTCCTGAACTACTACTCATATGGCACCTCCAGGTTAAAAAAATACCAAATCACTTATCTTATCAATAATTAATATATATAGTTTGGTATTATAAAAAAGCAACGACATGCTGCTGAGTTTAGAACAAAATATAAATCTTAGTATATACCATAAATGGATATTGAAGTATGAATTTAGAAGACTATCTAAATAAAATACAGCAGGATGAGTCCATCTTTCCAATGGATTCATACCACAAGAAAAAGAAACCTTTCAAGGGATCTTATTATCCGGAGTCAGCTCTTGTATTTGTTGAACAAAGACGGGCAATGATAGACCTTGACGGAACCATTCATAAGTATTCAAAAGGATTTCAAGATGGTGATATTTATGACGATCCTTTTAAAGGTGCAAAAGAAGTAATTGAATGGTTAAAGAAAAATGGTTTCGAAATAGTTATATTTACAACGAGAGCTTCTAAAGGAAATGCAGAAGAAATGGGCGATGACGCAGATAAGCAAATCAGGAATGTTGAGAATTGGCTAAAAGATAACAATATTTATTTTGATAGAGTTACAGCTGACAAGCTAGCGGCAGACTTTTACATTGATGATAAGGCAATCGAAATTAAGAATGGAGATTGGGGCGCCGTGAAAAATGTTATAAAAAAGAGGATAAAGTATAAAGCTGACTAATTTTGGAGGATAAAATAATGTCTTTAAAAAATTCATTTGCGAAGGTTCCTAATAATAGACTTTCTAGAAACTTTGGTGGAACCGTAGCTGGTGTTGCTGATCCGTATTTGACTGGTTATCATTTTGTGTATTTCACAGCTTTCCCAACTGGTATTAAAACATACCTTCCAGGTGATAATAAAATGAATGAAACTGAAATGCAAAACCTGCTAGCAGGAGCTTGTTTATCAGTAACACCACCTGGTGGAACTTTAAATAAAGTAGAGTTCACTGGGCTTGGTGGCGTGAAGTGGGCAGTACCTGGTAACATCGACTATGGAAACTCTGTATCAGTTAAGTTTCTAGAGTTTAATGGTCTGCCGGTTTTAAATATCATGCACGCATGGATAAAGATGATCAGAGATTACAGAACTGGTACATCCAATCTGGTTGATGGACCTAGTCTTTCTGGTTATACAAAAGCAACTTATGCTTGTATTATGTATTACTGGACTACAGCACCTGATGCTAAAACAGTTGAATATTATGCGGCATATGATGGTGTATTCCCAACTAAAGATCCACAAGATTTATTTACAAGTGATGTCGAAACAGTTGGGCGTCTTGATACTGAAATTGAGTTCAACGTTGATTATGTATGGCACGAAGATTGGACCAAAGCTAAATGTCAAGAGTATGCTGATGAGATTTTTGCTATTAAAGCAGACGTAGTTAATAAATACGGAGATACTGTTGCATCAGCAAGTTAATAAATTAAAATAAGGAGAGTAGAAAAATGTTCTTAGAAAAATTAAATGTAGGTGACTCGCTCTTATTTTTGAGTGCTGCTAGGGAGGCTCTTTGTAATATCATTGAATCTTCACATATGAGTTTAGCAGAAACCGAAAAAACTAAAGGCTTCTTAATGAACGAAGCTTCTGATTATGAAATTATGTCACTCATAATGGAAGGTGAGCTGCCCAAAGTAAAATACAATGATCTTGATGAGGCTTTAATGTTTGAAGAGTTGAAATCTCAAATGTTACAAGATGCTGAAGTAGTTGGACAGTTTATGGACGAAACAATGTTTGCTTCATTTGTAAGCGAAGTAGATTCAGTCTTTCCAAGGTATTCATCAGCAAAACCGATCATGGAATATCAAGCAAAAAATCGTCTATCCTTTAATGGTGAAATGATTTCGGAAGTCGATGCCGTTCAAACAGCTACTGATATTGCAGCTAAAGGTGCTAGACTTTTTGATAAGATGAAAAATTCTGGTATTGTTAAAGCATTACAAGCTGATATTAGTAAAGGTACTGGTGGTACAAACGTAGATGCCTTAATTAAGAAAGCTATAAAAACTGCTTCTAGTGATATGACTAAACCTATTAGGGATATATATAAATCTGCTGTGGGTAATTTGAAACAGTCTTGGGTAAAATCTTTACAAAAGACTGATCCTAACCTTGCTAGAATGAGAGCTCAAAAATGGTTTGGTGGAAGTGGTGGCAAAGTAGAACCAGGATATCTTGATAAGTTAAAGAGTCAAGCCGCTCTTCCTGATTGGAGAAAACAATTAAATCAAAGATTAACTGATGTTAAAAATGCTGCTGATAGTGCTGTGGATGCAACAAAGAAAGCATTGGCGTCAGCACAACAATCAATAAAAGCTGGTGGTGAAGAAGCTGTAAAATATGTGAAAGCTAATCCAGAACAAGGATATGTTGCTGCAGCTGCTTTGGCTTCATTAGCAATCTTTGCTGGTTACAAAACTTATAAGAGATTTATGAGTCAAGCTGCCAAAGCATGTAAAGGACAAACTGGAGATCAGAAAACAGCTTGTATGAAGCAATATAAAAAGAAAGCGTTGCTGGCACAAGCACAAGATACTCAAGCAAGTGCCGCTGCCTGTGTAAAAACTAAAAATCCTGGTAAATGTAAAGAAGCAATTTCAAGGAAAGTTGTTAGATTAAAATCAAAAGCATCAAAATTATAATAAGAATATAATACAATAAAAAAGCGAACTGAAAGGAGATAGACTAATGTTCAAAGGATTTAATATTAAGTACCCGGAGTATGAAGTAATAACACCGCAAACAAACAGATCATATCACGTTAGATCATTAAATGTACAAGAAGAAGAAAAGTTAAAAGGCAGTTTATTAACTCCTTCTAAAATTAATGAACATCTGAATAAATGTTTATATGATTCCATTACAGTAAAACCCGAAGACATCATAGATTATGATACCTGGTTAAAACAAACAACACTTAAAGATAGGGACGCGATACTATATGGACTTTATCATATAACGTATGATGAGATACGAAACTATGATGTTCTTTGTGGGAGTTGTGGAAAAGATTACCCTGTTACAGTTAAAGCATCTTCAACATTTAATTATAATGCATTTCCTGGAGAAGATGTTCTTTCAAAAAGAGTACCTATCAAACTTCCTATATCAAAGGGTGTTATAGCATATTTAAAACAACCGAGCTTGTTTGATGAAGTATCGGCTATTAAAACACTGGCTATTTCAACTAAATCTAATTTAGATATAATTACTGAGACATTGGTAATTGATAGATTTGAAGATCAAACAAAACCAGATACACCGATTGTTTATCAAGACAGGGAAGATGTTAGAGATGCATATCTCACACTTCCAGCCGGAGATAAAAGAGAAATCTATAAACATTATCGTGAAGAGTTTGGTAAATATGGAGTTAGCCTCAAAATGAGAAGTAACTGTATTCATTGTGGATTTGAAGAAGAAATCAACTTAGACTTAGTATCAAGCTTTTTTCGTATGGTACACTCGGTCTGAATCAGTGTCCGAGTATAGGGAAACGTTAGAAAAAAATATTTTTACTTGTATCGAAGTTGGTAAAATGTCTTATGCTGATATAATGTGTATGCCAGTATTAAGGATGTATAATTATCTAAAATGGAAAGCTAGTCTTGAAGAAGAAAAGCAAAAGATGATGTCCGAGGAATTCATGAGATAGAGGGGTAAAGATGGCAAATTTATTAGATAGATTTAATAAGCAAGTTAAAGGGTCTCAAAATAAAATCTATGACTACATCCCAAAAATCACTGCAAAAGGAGATTTTAAAAGAATCTCAGATTTAAATGTTATTATAAATTCCTGGAATAACATTCTAATGACTCCTCGTAGAACCTATATAAATGATCCAGAGTATGGAAGCGATTTACATTTACAAGTATTCGAACCCGCTGATGCTCTTACTTCTGAGAGGATTGAAACAGAAATTGTTGAAAGACTTCGTCACTATGATGATAGAGCATCAATAATCAGTATGAATGTATTTACTTTTAAAAATCAAAAAGGATTTGAAGTTGATATTCAAGTTGATTTTAAAGGTGAAAAAGGCGACCTATCTATAACATTTACCGACAGTTCATATAGAGAGTTACTAGAAAAAGGATCACTAACATAATGACTACTCAAAAATTTGAAAGATTATATGGTTATATCGAGGAGTATCAAAGCCTTGTATATGATTTTTATAGTAAAGATATAGTTGCCTACCTTACAACGTACTATCATATAGATACAGGTGATACTATTTGGGAAGATGAAAATATGTTTGGTGGCGCTTATGAAAAGATTGGCGACTTATCAGGAGTCAGATGGAATAAATATCTTTTAATTCCTGTATATTATTCAGAAGAAATTAATACAGCTTTTGATGGTCAAGATATTGGTTATGTAAAAGAGAATGAAACTACATTTGTAATTCCTAGCACATATGGATTTACTCCTTTCCCCAATGATAAATTTAAACTTGAACAACATTATCTTAGACCAACCAATGATGTTTATCCTGTTTACTCTGTGACAGGCGTTGAAAAGTCAGTGAACGCTGATAGGTTATTTTGGAAATTAAAAGTAGAAATTGAACAAAGTATAACTACAACACAAATGGATAGACAGGTAGTTGATACGTTCACTTTCTATGATTATGACAAAAAAATTCATACAATAGATAATGCTGAATTTCTAACTAGACTTTTAGCTAAAAATAAAATTTTAAGAAATAGACTTAGAAATGAAATGTATGATAGTAATAGTGGTTATTATTTTATTAATAATGTAGTTGCACCTTGTTAAAAATTGGAGAATAAATATGGCTGAAACAACAACATCCCAACAAATTTGGGCCTCAAGGGATCAGATACGGAATCAGATTATTGGGTTTTATAAATCGTATATGGAACTCGAGAATGTTGATCTAACAAAATCTTCATGGAACTCTTTCGTCATTGAAATTCTCTCAACACTAACCACTAATGTATTATTCTATCAAATTTCAACATATAAAGAATTTTTCTTAACTAAAGCTCAACTTCCAGAATCTATTTTAAACTTGGCAGCATTTTTAGGATATAGTGCTGGCAATGCTTCTTCTGCAACTGTGGATGCCTTTATGGTTATTCCTTTTGGTTTTGAAGACGCCAATACAGAAATTACAATTGCAGAAGGGTTTAAGTTTGAAGCTGAGGGTGGAATATTTTTCAGTACCGATTATATCACTACAATTATAGTGACAAATAACTCTGCTGTGAGGATAATAAGACAACAAGGAAACAGTACATTTGATGTACCCGTAACAATAGATGTTGATGCCAATGAGTTTTCATTCGCTCTACCTGTTAGACAATTTCAAACTTTAACACAAGAATTTATAATTTCAGAAGATTTACAAACATATCAATTTACATCGCTTGACGTTCCTCTGTCAGATCAGATCTCTTCATTAGATGTTGATATTAAACCCCCAACGTCAGCAGGTTATGAACAATGGACAGAGGTTAGTAGTTTATTTCTTATGGATGAAACTACAAAAGGTTATGTTGCTAGAAGAACAGATACAGGATTAACACTAGGTTTCGGTAATGGCCTGATTGGTGTGCAACCCGATCCTGGTAGTACTGTCTTAGTTACAACTGAATTGACAGATGGTGCTGATGGTAATATCATTACCGGAAAGATTTCTGGCGGTGAGAGAATTTATAATACAACTGTTGCTGGGATTACAGAAATAGTACAATACGAAGTCACAAACTTAGTTCCTGCTACAGGAGGTTCAGATGAAGAATCTCTTGAAGAAGTAAGAAGAAATTCAATTATAAACTTAACCTCGTTAGAAAGACTTGTTAGCGAAGAAGACTATCAAAATGCAAATGTAATTATTGATGATTCCCCATTGGGGCAAAATTCTCTGCCAGTATTAAAACGATCTGATCTTACAATTAACGAAATTACTTTATTTACGACTCTATTATTTTTAGATGGTTTAGTTCCAACCAGAAATATAAAATACACATTTCCTGCAACAAGTTATGTTCCTCGGAATACTATATTAACTCAAGATGGTATTGATTATTATACAATTTATGATATGTACGTTGATGTAATTAACTCAGTTGCTTCATACGTTTATATTTTATTTATAGTTGAACAAATTCCTTCGTTGGTAACTAGTTATGGGTCTACGTATAATTTATATTCAGATCTTTTTATTGCTGAAAAAGATGGGATTGGTGCAACATTCGCTCTTGAATACCATTCAGATGAAGTTGACTCAGATTTATCAGAATGTGAAATGGAAATATTAGAAACTGGTGCTAAATATAATATGTCTACTGACTCATCAGCTACTCAGTTTATTCTTATATTTCCTGATAATACTGTAATCCCTAGTGGTGAGAATACATATTATTTTACAATTACACATCCGGTTGAGGGGTTGATTGCACAATATCAAGCGACATTCACATTCAGAGAAGATTTACAAGATTTTGTAATATCTGATGCAGTAACTGATGGTACATCCTATGTTGTGTACGATGTACCTACCGTTCAAAAGGAGTATTACGACGGTATTAATCAAGTAGACTTTGAAACACAAGTTCTACAAGTTTTATTATCAACAGTTACATTTAAAGATTATAAAATGTTAACTGATTTTGTTAATCTTAAGTTTGCAAATACAACTGGTGTTATGAATAATATGCAGTTAAATCCCGTAACCATTCCCGCCGTTATTGATATATTATCCGTTCCTCCTACGTCATGTAGTCTTGCTGATCGCTATATTGTATTGAATGGAACAGGTGCTTGGTTAGGGCATGATGATGATATTGCCACTTGTAATGACGCAACAGCATTAACTTGGGTTTTCACTAAAGCTAAGACTGAGCAAATGACATATGTAACTAATAAAAGTCTAAAATATTTATATTGCGAAAGCGGATGGGTTGTACCTTCATATAATATTCCTTTAGATATTTCTGTTGATGTTTTCAAGACTTCTACATATACAGGTTCACTTACTGAACTAACCGATGCAGTAAGGAGTGCGTTGGTAGAAGCTTTTACAGATAGGTTTGGAATTAATATATCACTTTATCGTTCAGAGCTTATTGATGTTATTCAAGAGGTGGAAGGAGTTGAGCACTGTAGGTTAATTCAACCAGAATCAAGTATTTTCTTTGATTTTGATATTAATGATTTTACTCAAGAACAATTACTATCATACGGTCCTGAGTATGTATATTTTACAGAAGATACTATATCAGTTAGGATATTCTAAATATGGATATAATTTTAAACAAAGCAAAAATTAATTTACCACAGATACGAAGAGTAATTGAGAAGTTAGCGGCAAAAGAATTATCTTCTTTATCAGAACCATGTTACTATCCTAAAACAAAGCGATTTTATTTTGAACTATTAAATATAATGGGGTTGAAAGATAAAGAATTTGCTGAGTTCATTAAAAGAAATTACAAAGGTAAAAAAGCACAACAATGGGCAATGTATCAAGATAAGGGAACCAATATGTTGCTGTTTTTAATGCACCTCTTTTTAAAGAAAAACAATAAAGCAGGTTTCCATTCAGTTGTTTTATATCACCTCATTGTACAATACTCGCGTTTAATGCATAAACAATTACAGTATTGTAATCCCGATATTTTCAGACAAACTCTTGAAAGACTAACTAAAACACATTTATTTGCTAGAGAGAAAACAGTATCCAATGCGTTATATTACTTATCCAGAGAACTCTACGTCCATAAAAGATTTATAGAAGCATTACTTGAATGGGATATGGATAAAGTATTGGAGTTTCAGGTTGTATCTCGAACTAGGGTTTCTCAAAGCGTTAAAAGTTTTGTTGAAAACTATTACAAAATAAAAGAGAGTGGAGATGTAGTTAAAACCCATGATGAACCCAGTGGAGATGAAGAAGATTATAGACCAGAAGTGAAGGTCGGTCAAAGAGGAAAGAAATCAATTGATGAAGTTGTTAAAAGATTTGTTGTATATAAAATTGTTGATAAGGTAGCACTAGAAGAAGCTAAAAAATTAAGTAAGGTTAAAACATCTATTGCTACTATAATAACAGAGAAATTAATAAACGAAAAATATATGGATAATATTAGAATGATCCTGCAGTTGTTTGTTAAAGAAATACCTGATGTGTCGTCAATCTGTGGGAATAAATTTTATCCGTATGTGAAAAAATTGATGGCAGTAAAAAGGACCAGAGCAAATGTTTACTTTAAACAGCAAGTTAATATTCTTCTAGTTAAAGTTCTCGAAGCTGGTGGTCATAAAGAAGCATATGATTCATACACATCCCAAACCCAATTCATTATCAATACCTTCCTTGCGTATTACTTAACTATAGTGTTAAGAAATAGTCTCTGTTAGAGAGTTCCTTCCGCTCTTCTTCTTTTTATCTCGTCAATTTGAAATTGATCTCTAGTTATTTTATTCTGATTCGTTACTACACAAAGAGAGGTAGCCCCCGGAATTTGAGGGCAATTTTCCATTCTAAGTTGATATAGAGAAATATTCGCTTTCAAACTAGAAATTAGTTCGGCAATTTGTATGTCGGTAAGGCGAGGGGCAACTTTCGCTTCTGCTTGTTGGTCTCTCCCAGGAGGATTACTTTTTTGAGCTTGTGTTTTTTCCACAATTTTTTGAGGAATTTTTACAGTTGGTGATGGAACAGATTTAGAGTTTGTTTTACTCTCTCCTTTATAATTTGAAACTTGTTTTGTAGTTTCCATTCCTTGTAAATATTTTCGAAGTGTTGGTCTTGATTTTCCTGAAGCATCCCCAGTTGCTAATATACTACTAAATAGACTTCCGAAATCTATTCTTACATCCGCCATAGCTAAAGATTGATTATATCCAATTAGTTGTTGGTCTCCGCCTTTAATAACTGTAATATTTGAGATAAATGCTGGATCGAGATCATATATTCCAGGAGATGCTATTCTATGAATAAATGGCCAACTGTAAGTAATTCCATCATCTGAAATTGGAATTCCAAGAAGCATTAATGCTGCAATTGGTCCTATAATATATTTTTTGGTTGATTCAGCATTTCCTGGATTTGGATTATATAGTCTCACAGTCATTGTATATGAAGGCTGAAATCCACTCGACTTCCACACCATTGGAAAATCCATTCTACCGCCAGCCATTAATTTATTTACTGTATTTACCATAGTTCCGCCTGGACTTCCTATAGCATTAAATAACTTTTTGACTAAATTTCCAGCTGTTTGCATTCCTGACCCCAACGCTCCAACAGCTCCTCCTTCTTTAGATAATTTTGAACTAATATTCTGAAATCCTTCGGTTACACTTCTCCCTCCAGCAATTTGAGCAAGAGATTGTGCTCCTTCTGAAGCAACGTCTGTAAATTTTTGTAAAAAGTTTTCTCCATATTCATTTGAAAATGAATCAGTTGGGAAACTATCAGCTAAAAATGCAACTTCAACATACCCATTATGTTTTGTGCTAAGTGAAAACCCATGAGCTTTTAGTAAGTTATGATAGTATTTAGTTTTATCTGCACCTCTAACATTCGGGTTACTTACTGGTGGAGAGAAGGCTGACGCTCTTGTAAATAAATCAATACCTGCTGCAAACGACGGCAAACCTGGATATATTCTTGCTATGGGCATTGAGTTTAAAAGCATTTGATTTGATTGAGGTATTAAATTTGATGGTGGCAACCCAAAAGTGAAATCTAAATCCACTAATCCACCAGTTTCTCCATTTGCCATTTGTTATATCTCCTTGGTTAAAACATCTCTAAATCTAAATAACTGGAATCAACTTTTCCGGTTATTACTGTTCTCTTAAGATCCTGATATAAATTATTTGCTGCTTGTCCGCCTGAAGTTGCTATTTTTTGTGAAGAATCCGAAACTGTATTACTTAAATTTGTTACTTGAGTCCCAACAGATTCGCTAATATTCTTGCTCATTTCTTTAGTTGCATCTAAAGTATTCTTAGCATTTTCTTCTAGTGCCTCAATAGTTTTCTTAGATTTTGCTTCGGCATCTTTAGCATAATCTTTGGCTATTTCACTTGTTTCTTTAACTGCTGTCTCAACTTTATCTTTAATCTCTGTGGCTTTTTCCTTCCCCCTACTCCATACTACTTTTGCTTTGTTTTTCAAATCAGTAGCAGTAGTTCCTACTACACTTTCTGGTACTTTTCTTTTGTTTCCATGTTCTTGAAGATATCGTAAGAACTGCATCTCACGCCTAGTACCATAATCATGTACTTCGCCTTCGTCTATTTGTTTTCCAAAGAAACTCCATTTTTTTCTAGAGAAGTGAGGAACACTTTTATCCTCTATGATCCATTGGTTTCTCATCGCCGCAATTTCATTCGGATCGTACATAGAATAGATATCCCAATTTTTCGCCTGGTATTCTCTCTGTGCTGCAGCTACTAATTGAGATGCATGAACTCCTGCTTTACCTAGCTGACTTTTTCTTGCTTCTCCTGCTTTACCTGCACCTCCTGCTGTTTGAGATATTTGTTGAGCCATTATTATTTTTTCTGTTTCAGATATTAAAGCTTTGTCTTTAACTTGCCCTTTTACTGCTCCTAGTTTGTCTTCTGTCACTTTCATTTTCTTTCTATGAGTAGACTCTGCTTCCGCAATGAGTTTATCGAAGTGTGCTATCCATTTTTTTCTTTGAGGGCCACTTATATATTTATCAATTAACGTTCCAATACCATATCCTATTGCAAACCCCATAGCTGGACCCAAAAAATTCTTAAATGCTGCTGGACTGAGAAAGTTTGCTAACCATGCTTTATTTAAACCAAGACCAGCTAATACAGTTCCAATTGTACCTACGATTGTACTAATGATACTTCCTATTCCACTAAATGCACCCATTATTAAATCCCAGATTCTTTTCATCTTACCACGTTTATTCATTTGATCTAAATCTTTAGCTATTCCTTTTTGAGTCTTCTGCTCTTTTTTATGTTGTTTTACATTTGCAGCATATAAATTATTAACACCACTTAACAAACTGCCGCTACTTTGTTGTTCATCTCTCCATTTTTTATCCTCAATTTTTTTGGCTTCTTTCGCATACTCTACAATTCTTACTGGAGTTGGTGCTTTATCAGTACCTTCTGTTAGCTGCTTTTGTATATCTCCCCCACCAGGAAGTTCTCCATATAAGCTTTTATTTATTTTTGCACCTTCAGTGGCCTCCAATATTTTATTAATTAAATCTGTTCCCCACATCTTTCTTTCTTTTGAAAGCCAGTCTCCGAGAGTTTTACCTTTTCCCCATCCTGCTTTTCCAGAACCTCCAAGCATCAAATCAATTCCACCTGCAATTAAAGGCGGAACAAATTTTGCACCTAGATTTAATGCCTTTCTAGCTATACCCATTATAGACCAGAATGTTTTCTGTATTCCAAGTAGAGGTGGATATTTTTTACCAGTTATGAATGTTGATAAATCTCTAGTTGCCCAAGCTGTATGTCTTGTATTTAAAACAATATTATCCAATCTATGCATACTTTCTGCATATAACATACCAAGTATTATACTCATATTTTCATAAGGATTTTTAGAATTAGGTAAATGACTTTTGTAACCACCTCGTGCTTTAAATACTGAGTATGCTATTCTTCCAGGTAATGATAAACCAGTAGATATTGTCTTTAAACCGAACATGATTTGTCTAAATGTTGGATGTTCAATCAACATTTTAGTCCATACTTGTTCCCATGTTCCAATTGTTGCCCCTAATGTATCCTGAATTGATAACACAGCTCGAAGCATTCTCATCTGTTGAGGTTCTTCATATTGTGTTTGAACTTGGTGCATTGCTCTAAGGAACCCTTTAAAAATACCAACTTTTTCTAATTTTTCTTGACCTTTTACATATCCAGCCATATTTGCCATTTGATGTAATTGGGCTCGTTTGAAAGCTACTCCAATTTCTTGAACTGCACCGACGGACTCATCTATTCTACTTAAAACTTTTTCAATAGGAGCTACAATTTCTCCGGCATGGACTTCGACCATACCACCTTTTTTGACGTATCCACCCTTCTGCATCTTTGGGATATCGCCATCTTCTTCTCCTTTTTTCCTTCCTTTAAAGAACCCTCCGATTGTTTTTCCAATACCACTAAATACACTTTTAAGAGATTCGGCCATTTTCTCTTTGCCTTTTTGAAAAACATCGGTCTCCATAAACTTAGCTGCAAAATAACCAAATAGGGGAGTACTTCTTGAGAGTGCCATTGCGACTATATTTTGTTTATTATAACTGATGTCTTCTGATATAGCTTTTCCGTATTGTGAAATAGCATCTTTGGTGGCTGTTGCAGTTCCTAATGTAATACTACTAATACCTTGAGCAAACGAACCCATAGTTTCTTTCATTTTATGAAGAACACCAATAGTAGCATTTTGAACTTCAGCAATACCTTCACTATCTCCTGCCATTTGTTCAACTTCAGTTAATCGTTGATCGACTTCAGCTTGCATTTGATTGACAGTATTTGAAACACTACTGACCTCGGATATCCTTGTATTTTGTGAATCAGCAGTTTGTGTAATGCTACCTGGTTCTATGGGTTTATCGGGCATGATTTTTATCCTCTAGCCATCATTTTAAACGCTTTCTTAATATTTGCATCATTTGGAAACAGTTCAGCAACAACACATATAACTTCAGATACTGAGAACAGTTCTTGGTATACTCCTGTTATTGTATTCCTTTTTCCAAACGATGTTTTATATGCTCTATTCAGTGCACTTATTAAATGAGAATATTTACCATATGCTCTTTTAAATGCGTTGAAGTTTAAATTAATAATTTTAATTGCTACAATATAGTCGGTTAATGCTCTCATAAAAGTATTTTCGTCTAATGCTGTATAAGGTTTAAAAGAAGATTCTAATAAATAAAAATATTTTGTAAGAGTTTTATTTACGTTTTCTCTTCCTGCTGCAGTATCTAATAGTGACATAAATCCTATAACTTTATCTAAGTCTTTGGGGGTACTTTTTAAATTAAATATTTCAGTGAAAAATGTATCGTAGTATTTTCGTAAAAATGGAGTAAAGAGTGAAAGAAACGATCTTAGATTTTTTCCAGCTGCTAAGTGCATACATTCATGCATTGTTGTTGAAACAAGTTCATTGTTTGATGCTGTTCCGAAGATACTTATATTATTATCAATTAAAACAACAATTCTTTTTTCAGCAATATAATACATTGCCATTATATCGCTATCTGCTGAACCGAAAATTCTTCTTGCAAAAAATTTAATTAACCCTTTATGTTTGTAACATGGAACGATTGTTCCTTTTTCTACCATAGTTTGAATATCGTCAGCAATATCTTTTCCTCTGCTTGATTTTCTGAACGAAATGATGAAACTCTCTTTTAGTTTTTCGGAAGTGTAAAATTTACTTCCCCCGATTTCCAAAGCAACTTTCAAACCAATTGGTAGTGAAAATAACTCCTCTAAGTATTTATCGTCCATTATAACTCCTTATTCTTTAAAGAACTGTAATGTATCAATGAATCCAACTTCTTCTTTTTCTTTAACGTGTCTCATAATACTATAATCATTAAAATCTGTACCTGATCTCTCTGTATTCATATTCATTATATCAAGCATTTCGGTTGAAAGAGATGCATATTTTTTGGAGTCAAGTAATAAAGGTGGATCATACTTTCTAACATACATACATACGGCAGCAGCTAGTGCCAAGTCATCGTGACACCCTGTATCTGCTTCAACCTTACCACTTGTTTTTGAAACCAATCCTGTTAATTCAAGAGCAAGTCTTTCTGATCTAACACTTTCAGGATATTGTGTCATATATGAATATAAAGCATCAATCATTAATGGTCTTGTTTTTGCAGTTGTTGATATGCCAGGTTTCCATGCATTTTTTCCAACTTTTTCTTTATATAGTAATGTTGAAAACTCACTATTATTAATATGCTCAACAACCTGATTACCATATGAATTTGATTCTACAACCAAGGTACCAGGATATTGTGTTGCAGCAACTTGAACAACTTTGACAAAATCAAGGACTTTACACTTTCCTTGATATTCCCAAACCTGTTCTAATGTTTCATAATTCCACACAGTTATTGCTGACATATCCTGACCATGCTCTGGAGCTGTATCAACTCCAATTATATAATGAACTCCTGGTATCGGTTCTTCAAATTTCCAGACTTCACCATTGAATATTTTAAGTCTTTCTAACGGTTTGATACATGACGCTTGCATCTTTTCAACAGTGTCTGCTTCAAAGAATGAACCCTCAGCAGGTAAGAATTTTAACTCTAACTCTTGAGCTATTTTTTTATGATCATTGTTAAATAGTCTACATTGGGTTTCATACCACGAAGGATCTTCTGATAACTCAGGAATCATCTTCCAATGAATAACGAATGGATGAAAAATATCTTCTCTTGAAATTGCTCTCATATATTTTTCAAAATACCACTGTCCAATTCCAATTGTTTTGTTTGGAGTTGAAAGAACTACAGTACCATATGGAATATTTGCTTTTCTTGCGTGCATTTGGTTTGTTGAAAGAGCAGGAACCATGCTAGTCCATGCTGAATCAATATGACCAACAAATGCTGCCTCATCAATTACTAATAGAGTAATTGCCTTACCACGAAGAGTCTTATCTGGAGCATTTGGGTTGACAGGCGAAGCATATACTTTACTTCCATTTGTAAGAATAAATGATTGCTCTGCTCTTTTAGCAAATCCTCTTCCAAGAAGTCCACCAAGAGGTTTCATCCATTCAGGAATCTTTTCAACCATTCCTCTGATTGCTCTAGCAAAGTCTGTTGCTTCCTTGTAGTCTTTTGAAATAATCCCAATTACAACATTGTCATAAAATACTGATAACCAAGCAGAGTATGCTTGAATAATTGTTGATATCCCAATTTGCCTACTTTTTAAAACTAATACATATTTATATCTTTCAACGCTATCAATTAACTCGACTTGTTTTCTGTACGGATTTAGTAATCGATCTTTCCCTGGCAATTCAATATATACATATTTTCTACAGAAGTAATCGAAGCTAGATTTACACTTTAAAAATTCTGCAACGAACTCATCTGCCATTTGAGTTAGTTGCTGCGAATTTCTAGCGATTGATAACATACGATTCTCCTTTATTATTTGTTCTTATTAGTTGATTGTCTTATTGGTCCTAACTAAGTATATACGTGCCATTGATTCCCAGTCTCTTGCTTTTACAAAATCTAGTGTACTCGCTTTGAGAATATACTTTCCTGTAAGATTTGTAACTGAGGACATTTTAGAGTTTAATTGTACTGCTTCACCTACCTCCATAAGATTGAATAACATTAGACTTCTTTCTAATTGTATTGTTACTGTGGCTAATTCTGAAATTGATTTAGATAGATTAGCGTTGATATATGTTTGCGATTGATCATTTCCACTATGGTCTTTTGAATATAGAACTCTAGTTTTTGGATCAATATCTTGTTTATCAAAAAAGATTTCATTTGATTTTGAAATTATTCCATATTTTCCGGCAAATGATTCAAGGTCTATATCAAATTGTGTAAATAATGTATCTTTTGGTTTGGCAATATATTTAATAGTTGGTGCGATTGCCGCAAATGTTGAACTTCCGCTATAACCAGTTTTTAAAGGGAGTAGTGTATAGTAAGTTGTTCCGTCTCCTGATTTCTTAATTATATCTTCATTATTAGCTCCTGTTGCTAATTGCCAAACTGTAAATCTATGAGATGTTGTTATTTTCTTAGTTATATTTTTTATATTGAGTATCGACTTTGAAGGTTGGGTTGTATTAGAAGAACAATATACGGCAGGAATCCCATTAAAGATACCAATTGTTCTGTTTAAATATTTTATAGCTTGATATAATGTAGTTGGGGGTACTAAAATTTGATCTAGTACCTCAGTGTTTCTATCATTCGTATCATAATTTAAAGTAGTATTCGTTACATAAGTTGATACCAAATGGTTGATGGCTGTATATAAATCTCTTCCAAAAAATACATCGTTTACAATTGTGTTCATTACTTTATAGGGGTATCTAGCAACTGCAGTAACTGTAAATGGTTTTCTTTCTTTATAACCAGTAGTCTGCAACGGAGGTCCAAGTTTATCGTACATTGGAACATCTATTTCTGTAGTAATAGGTAAGAGTTCCATGCTTATTCTTTCTAGAGAAAAATCTTCAGCAACAGTTCCGATAAATCTTATATTTAGACTGATAGGTTCTTGACCATATAACTTTTCTACAATAACATCAGAAGGATCCAAGAACATATCCAATATTACTGTCTGATATGGAACTTCAATAGACGAAAGAATACTGATTTTATAAAGATCAGGAGTCAAATCAAGTTTGCCTATCTTTACTTCAAATTCATATGTTCTGGTTGGTGACCAGTATCTACTTTTTTCTACCATCCATATAACCTCTTCTTTTTATTTTTTGTTCCAAAAAAAAGAAGGTGGGGGTTAATAACCCCCACACTTATTAAGTAGTTTCTCCCGATTCTATCCTTGACAATACATCATACATTCTTGCCGGAATGACAAGAACGCTTTCAGCTGCACTCTCAAGCATTTTCTTTGCATTGAGGTTTTGTTCAAGACTACTATACCGAACAATTGCAAGGAACATTTGCCACAATGTTGGCAACCGGCCTTCTTCATCTTGCATATCTTCAAGCAATTTTGAAACTGCTTCTCTGCGGCGTTTACCAACAGCTTCAATCAGATCCATTGTACCGAGCATTTGTTGTTCAGTTACTTGCTCGGTAAAATTTTGTGATATTAAGTCAATGATGTTTTCTGAAAATGCTCCCATATATGTTCCTATGGCTGAGGACATTGTTGTCCTTGCACTTTCAATGTGAACCATTCTCATTTCCCCTAATTTGAAGGCAAACGATAATGACTCACCATCATAATCCAATGAGATTGCAAATGCTACTGATGCCGCTTTTGTGCCGTCATAGCTATTATTTACAACCATGACTGGGATAACATCGCCGGCTTCCAGAGTATTTTTACTGCTCTGAATGGCGATCTCATTTCTCATCCGGGTAAGGTCATATGACATAATGGTGTTTTCATCAATGATTGGGAATCCAATACTCTGGACTGAATCCCGAATCTGTTGATTTAAAACATCATTCCCAAGGAATTTATAAATGTTGGAAACATACCCACAATATTTATAGTCTTCTTCGTCTGGTGGGCTTGTGTAAACTGCAACCACTGGGACAAAATCATTATCCGTTGGATGAACAAATACTTCATCCTCGCCTGGCAAATACCCTGTTGTCAATGCTCTATATGCAACAGAACCGTATCTGTCAGAATGGAAGAATAGCCCTTTGGCTGCTCCACTGGTGTTAAGACCCATTTCAGCTGCTCTCTCTGCGAAAGGTATCATTTGAAATCTCCTTTGTAAGCATATGTTCATCAAGAACATTGCCAATTGCTTTTTTCATCTCAAGAAAAAGTCCTTCTTGAAACACTACTGCGATGTCATTATATACTAATCTTGAAAAGTGTTTTAATAATATGTCCATAAATTGATCAGGAGTAACATCCCCGGTTATACCATATCTACTTTTTCCGATATAGGTTTTATCCCTCATGCAAAATAATATCAGGTCTGCTTCATGTTGAAGATCATTTCTTGGGATTGTGTGAGTATGTGACCCACCTCCCATACTGCCTGATAATTTTGAGTGAAATGTACTAGGAGCCATTATATCCTCCGGGCTTGAAACCTCAGATAGATATCTCGCCCATCAAACTTGAAACCAGGTTCAACATTTTCGACTTTGAATCTTCCTTCCATTTCCCAAAAATGATAAGCTCGGTCCGGAGTCCATATGGATGCATGAGGGCATGATGGTTCATTTAGAAGTTCTGTAGTTAATAAGATATTGTGTTCTTCAAAAGCTGGGCACGTTGGACTCTCATCTAATAATAGTTGAGCGAGTGTATTATAGTTAGGTACTATAATATCCACTCTGGCATTCTTTTTTGTAACAGTTGAAATAAGATAAATGAAATACATGAGCTGTGTAAATGATACATGCTCAAGGAATCTATAGATACAAACTCTATCAAACATCATGATAGTTCTTTCCATAAATTCAAAAGCATCCATTTTGACATTTGCTTTATGATACCTTGTACCAATCCACTGAGTCCAGTCATATTCTACTACTGCTGGTTCTGTGCAAAGCATATACATGGGGTCTACATTGACAAGAAATCTTTCTTGAAGATCGACATCTACAGTATCTATCGGTGGAATCTTTCCAGCTGCAATATTTAGTATTGTTTCTGACATATAGTCTCCTTTACCAACTTACATTTTTTATTTTTTCTCATCGTACAAACTCAATCACAATACTTTTAGTAAAGGGTTGAATATAGAATTTGAAGTACCTTTCTTTATCCACATCTTGTGTGTCCATTATTTTAAGGGTTTGAGAAGAAACTTCCATTTCTCCAAACCGTTTTAAATAAATATTGAATTTGTTATTTTTAGATGGAATTGCAAACAATCTAGCATTCTGAGAGTTCATAAAATTATCTTTTATTTTATGTAACCTTTTAAACATTGACTCTCTATTAAGGTCAACAGTTCTACATATTTGATCATAGATAACATCAATCTCGGGATATCTGAATGATACTCCTTTGATTGTAACTTTGTTATTGTTATCGAGCGCAATATATTTAGTCCTGTCAATTGAGGATATGAATATCTGAAATGTTTTCCTCAGATCAAGTGGAGTTTGTTGAAGGTTTGTTTCTCTTAAAGATCGGGTTATTATAATTCCATCATATTGGCGTAAGATTATTTGTTCGTCTTTGACGTTATTTTTGCTAATATATTCATCAATTATTGATTTGGTTGTATTTCTTAAAAGAGATGTTAACCTAGGATTCTTCTGCATCATTTTCCCAATTTGAATGTTTCTTGCTATCTTATCATTTGGGTCAATACCTGTCATATCGAAATCCAGTTTTTTCATTATATTATAATGACAGGCTTCAATATCATAGAGATATACATCTCTTAGGACTAGTTTTAATTCATTATTTATTTTCATGATTTAAAAGAGGGCGGCGGGGATGGTTTCTGCTTAGACATGCTGTCGTCGCATCCAGCCATCGGGCCTGTGTCCCGCCGCCCAAATCTCCATTATTCCAGGGTATTGATGATCACGTTATCAATTTGGAGATGGTGATTGATATCCGTGACTTCGGCCTGACGAGCGAGTAACCAGTCAATGGCGTCGCCGTTTGTGGCAAGATCTTCGACCTTGCTACTTTGTTTGTACCGAAGATGTAACGCTTCAACATCGACCGGTTGGGCAAGTTTATCAACGATTGCGCCGGAGTCAGAAATTATACATTCAATTTCATTTTCTTTCTTTTTGACTCGAGATACTGAATAAGGAATCAGTTTCCCGTCGATATTGTTACAGAATACAACGATGAGTCCAAGTCTTACCCCATAACATTTGATGAATATACCATTACCATAGTCGTAGGCTACTCGGAATCCGTTGTTGTAAATCTGCATATCTGATGCTTCCAGATCAAGAATAGGAAGTGTATCAGCGTGTTTGAAAATGAAAAGATCTCTCTTTTCATGTCCTTCTTCATCAGTTTCGCCACTGCCATCTGATACAGCAATGATCATGTTTCTGACTGGGTCGACACCTCGGATTGCAACTCGAGGAATATTGATGTTTGGAAATTTATCAACGTTTTCCTCTAACCAGGTTGATAATCCTGTAACCCCGATGCCCGGAACTCCCGATGTCTCTGTGACTGCTTCAGTTTCCTCAGCTACTGCTTCGGTGGCCTCAACTGACTCATCCGGAATATCCAGTTCTGTTGCTGAAAATACGTTAGCTTCTGCTCCATCATCTTTTACCATGTCTGACAAGTTTTCCATTTAGTTTACTTCTCCTTTAGTTTAGTCTTCCCACTTTAGTAGGTCTGTCTCAAGATTTGCTCTCCACTGATCTGGGTCATAATCCCCATATGTTTCAAGAGCTGCTCCTGCAAGAGCCATAATTTTAACTATTTCTTCATATGCCTTGGCTGGCGCTGATCCTTCATCTGCATGCTCAGTACAACCTTTTAGCCAAGGAGGTAACTCTTTCGACCACTTGCCGGCATAGGCGCTTTTGGCCTTGGTAAGATATTCTTCGATAATTACAAGGAAGCTGGCGAAGTTCAAAGTCTTTACATTTCGATATTCACCGAATGCTCGAGTTTGAAATGCCCTTTCCTTTCTATAAAGTTCTAACACTTTAAGTGTATTCATGTTATTAACCTCGTTAGATACTCATGATTCGTGTACAACTTGTGGTGATGTTCTGGCATATATTCCAAAACAATATCACCCTTCCAATGATACCTTCTTTTCAACTCTTTAACGAAGCCAGTTAAATTCAGATCTCCATTTTGAATATTAAATGGCAAATGCTGTTTCCTTCCTATTCTGTTTGATAAGTGAATCACGGATGTATACTTTAAAATATACGGTAAAATGTGAGGATGGAACCAATGCTCTTCTGCATGGCTTGTATCAAAGCAAAGTTTTAATCGGTGCGGATTTTGCATACACCTTTCAATAATAAATAATGGATTTCGGAGTGCCTTTTTCTTCCTATGTTGGAAGTTTTCAATACACAATGTAGCATCAATATTACTTGATAAAAACGATTGTATGAAAAATTCTGCCCCTTTATTTGGATGTAGAATAAATTTTTGACAGAAGATTGTACTTGATAGTACTTCAATCATGCGTAGAATTTTATCAACTGGCTGCTTTAATGTATCAAGGGGAAGGTGGACTGCATTTACTCTGACATTGTTTTGATAGATTTCGTTTACAATATCATCACTATAATCTTCCCATAATTGATACTTATATAAAGCTAATTGAATTGCTACGGGTATCTTTTTCAATTTGTATCTATTATCAGGTCCGAAACCATATGATATAGATACATTTATCATGATAATTTCTCCACTACATTTTTTAAAAATTGGTCTAAATTATCAGACCACAACTCTTTTATTACAGGTTCAATTTTTAAGTATCTTACACCTGTATGATCGTAAGGATAAGTTCCTACCCATGTCCAAGGAGATGTGGTATAATATTTTCTTATATGACCGGCTCTTTTACCTGTTAGCATTACGACTATTGAACCGTAGTCACTATATTTTTTTAACATTTTATGTTTAACCCATTTATATCTATTTAATATTATACCAAATTGATGGGCTGCATACATAGGTACTTGTGTTCGCCTTGCGCAATTTTCTTTCAATACCTGAAGATATTTGTCTTTTTCCATGAACCATGATTGCCAACGTTGCTCATATTTCCAACTTCTATGATAACCGGAATCAAACTGAACAATATCGCCTGTTTTCCAATAACATCGTCCTTGATCATGGATGATTTCAAATGTAGCTTCATATGTTTCATAGAATGGTGCTATATTCATACGTCGATACTGTAATCCGTTACTGACACCGCTTTTTGTAACTTTATATGAATCTCCTTCCATCAAATCCTCCATTAATTCCCTTCCAATTGATAGCAATTGCCTCAGATGTGTGTATTGATTCTTCATGACTGCATTTAATAATCCAATCAATGACACCTGATATATTGTCAACTGACTTACTTATTGCTCGAATTGCATCTTCGACGAACATGGGATTCTCCCCTGCAATTCTTGCTATCTCTTGTTCATCTACTCTTTTAATGACTGGATATGGTAATGTAGGGATTACATTTTCAACTGCATTAATTATATCCTCTAACCAAATGTATTCACGCCCATATGTATCTTTTTCTATCAACACATGAGCAAATGATCTTTGATTATGAGGAAACCCTTTACTATCTAATACACTACATAGTTCGGCAGAGCATGGACAGTATGAAGAATATTGAACAGTAGCTCCCTGGAAAAATCTATAATACCATTTTTGCTTATAATCTCCAGAAGATTCTCTATAATTTACATCATACAATTGACCTTCAAATCTACATTTATAGTAGATAGGAAATTCATTATCTGATTTGATTGATTTCCTTTTAATTGGCATACGAAAGTCAAATTTCATATATGCTGCATTTGTTCCCCACGGACTACCATCTCCAACGTTTTTAATAACTTCTTTTAATATGTGTTCGATTAATTTACTCTTTAAGGGTAGATCTAAATATGGTTTTAATGTTAAAAGGAGTCTTGACATAGAGATCCCTTTCGTTTCAGAATCCAAACTAGTTCTTAATGAAACATTGGCGACCATTTGATTGAAACCGCCATTTTTGGATTCAAGTTTAAAAGGAACCTCTACATTTTCGACTCCAACTTGCATGATGGGGATTTTGACATTTGGTTCGGTGCATTGTATATCTGGCAAGCACTCTTTAGCGTAGTCTTGTACTGATTTTTGAGTTGGAATTTCTGTCATTCCATTTCCCCCTTATAATTCCGGAAATATAAATTCATAAAAATGTTTAATGACCTTTTCCTCCCATTTCTGGTGAGCATGTCTGTACTCCGAAATGGGAGGAGGATCATTTAGTTCATGAGTTCTATCGTTTGAACAATAGAACTCAAGATGAGCGGTGCCTTCCCAAAGATCTTTATTGTTATCACGTTCAATTTTACCATTTTCAGAAAAGTAAAAATCAAGGGCAGGTCTTACATAGCTGAACATAATAGGTCCGCCACAAATAGGACAATCTCTTTGTTCAATAGTCATTTAGTTGCTCCATCAACATCTAAATTATTTGGATCAAATGAAAGAACTTTACCAGAAATTCCAATTGTACGTTTTTGAATATCCTGTGCCCTTTCAGTGACCATTCTTCTGAACTCTCTAATCATTTCGTCGTGTTCTTCTTGAGAGTATCTGGGCAAGTGATCTCTATAATCATCTTGTATTGGTGAATCATCGTCGATAACTATATTGACTCTACTCATAAATATAACTCCTCTGGGTCAAATGAGAGGGGTATGGATTTTTCTTTTACTGGCTTTTCAACTTCATCTATGTATGGATTTTTCAGTTTTGTTTTAATCTCTTTTAATTCACTCATCATTTTATATAAATGTGTGTCTCCCATTCCGTAAAACCCCGTAGATGATGATGTAGATGTAGATGTGCCAGAAGACCAATCACTGATAGCAGACATTATTTATGATTAACTCCTATGACGGTTAAGTATGAGTTAAGTAACTTAACTGATTCAGGAACTGTATCTAATTTTTCGGGTTCTTCTACTGCAGAAGGATCAATGAAGCTCCGTAGATATTGATTTTTAAGATCTATACAATCTGACTTGGTTGTTAAAAATTCAAACAGATTTTCTGGAGCATCATGAGCAATTATACAAGCAGTTTCCATTTCTCCACATCTTTGCCCACCTTTATTTTTTCTGCCACCTAATGGTTGGAGGGTTCTCTTTGCATATGTTCCAATCCCTCTTGCTGCCAGTTTTTCTTCTGCAATATGAACCATACGGAAGAAGTAAATGAAGCCAACTGCAATTTCATTTAAGAGATGGGTATTTGATAATGGATCAAATATTTTTTGCTTGAATTGTGTGCCCGTATATTCTAAAGCTTTTTCCATGTCCTCTATTTTACATGACTCAAATGGAGGTTGAATAATTGTGAGATTCTTTATATATGTCGGAGTAATCATTTCGGGAAGTTGTTCTTCAAATTGTTCATAATACCACCCAGTTTCCGTTTTGTCTACCAGTTTAATATAATCTAATAGATACTTTCTAATCTCACTTTGATCCTGTTTAGTTTTCAACATCTCAAACATATTTCCCTTTAAACTATCAAGAGACATAGCGAGATGCAACTCATATAGTTGACCAATATTCATTCTGGAGATGATACCTAATGGGTTAATACAGATATCAAGATGCCTACCATCCTCTAACTGTGGCATTTTTTCATGAGATACAATTCTTGAAATAACACCTTTATTCCCATGACGGTTGGCAATTTTGTCTCCACACTTTATTTGTCTGAAATGTACACCAAACATTTGAACATGGATACCATTGATCTTTTCTCTTTTGTTTTTGTATTTACCAACGAAAGTAGAAATTTCTAAATCGTTTTCTTTTATAAACTTATTTGCATCATCCTTCGGTAACTTACTTTTAATTAATTTCCTTAAATCAGCTTCCTTGTCTTGTTGTTTTTCAATAGTTTCCTCAACCCAATCCTTATATTGAGGAACATCGTCATTCCATTCATTAGCAAATATTTTAACTTCTGATATGATGAAGTTTTTATCTGCTTCCAACCTTATCTCTTCACTAAATACAGAGTATAAATCTTCTGAGGTTAAGGTTTTGATTATGGCATATGGATTACCGATATTTATTTTTTCAAACTCATCTGGTAGAGGTTTATATTCGTCCTTTGAAAGAGATAGCAGAACTTTATTCGGCGGGATTGTAAATGATAGATCATGAAAATGTACAGATGTGAATGTACCTTCCTTTACCAATCTGTCGGATATAATGATTCCGTCTTCATAGTTATTTCCATAATAAACCATAACGCCTGTTAATAGATTTTTACCAAATGATATTTCTCCATCCTTACAGTAATTGCTTTCTGCAAGTATTGTCCCAGCTTTAAATTTATCACCAGGTTTGACATAGATATTCATGAAGTCCATGTGCTCAACATATATTTTTCTATAACCAATATTGAATATGTCAAATTCATTATTATCATAAGCAACTATAAGATATGTGTTGTCTATGTGAATGACTTCGCCATCCCTTTTTGCTTTTTTCACAAATTGCGTATAATCTGTATATAGACTTTCACATCCAGATTGAATCATTGGTCTGTCAAAGTCTTTTAACAATATCGCCTGACGCATTTGAGAAGCCGCCATTTGCAATCTTGTTTGATCATCATGCTCTAATAATGGAGTGAACGAAACAGGGATTGAAATTGGTTGGTTTTTTAAGAAATCATCTTGAAATCTCAGATTATCATCAACCAATACATTGGGTATAAGATTTTGTAGAACCCCACAATTGTCTCTATCTGGTGTATCAACTGGGCATACCCTTCCGAACATTGTTGGGCATATATCTCTGAGATGCCTTGGAATATTTTCTCTTTTGAATCCGCCTGGGCCAAGTAGACTTATTCTTGACAACTTTGTTAACTCTTCGACCGGATTTATTGAAAAGTCAAATTGAACTATATCCGATACATTACATTCTGATAATATTTGAGTTGAGTTAATACTGAATTTTGGTTGTCTGCTTGATCTATTTGAGAAACATAGATCAAATATAATCTTGGACACTTTGGCATATATCATATACTCAAAACATCTTATTCTTTTATTGACGAATAGTGTATCATCAATATGTTTGGTTTTCATTGCTTCAATGAGTTCTTCAATAATTGAACCCGTTTGTAGGAAGTGGTTTGTTAAAACATCAACTTTGGGAATGAGATCTAATGCATAAATAATATCACTTCCCTTTGATTTTGCATTGTAGCGAGAATAGACTCTACCTATTTCGTGAATAAAATCGTCTTGGCTGAATCCTTTTGATTCTTCATAAAAACTTTTAAGGTCTTCTAGTAGATTTAAATATAGATCTTCACTGGCTTCTTCGATTACCAAATTTTTAAAATCAAATCTTTGATTCAATACAGCTGGTCCGTAGAAACCAAACATTAAAAGAGCAAATGAGATCTTTTTCCCAAGAAAACTGACTTGAACGTATGGTATTTCACGCTCTCTAAATAGCATCAGTGTTGCGACATTAGTCCTTAATTTAATGGACTCGCCTCTTGTTACGATTGGGATATCAAATAACTGAAATAATGGAATCTTTCTTCGACCGTTTATAATGATATAATT